ATCAAATACAATCAACGATCAAGCTTTCAAGAACTCTGTCTTCCTCAGCTTTCAACACAACTCTGTTGCACTCTGTTAAGGCATTTCTTCTTCTTCTCGCAATTCTTCTACAGCTTTCACCAGTGCGGTTTTCTCTCATTTCACTTTGTTGCACGAACTCAATGGCTGGACAGCAAGACACTTTCTGGGAGTCTGGACAGCGTGCCAGTCCTGGTGTCGCTGGGCTGCGATACCTTTGGTCGGCCGGGTTATCCCTTGGATGGCGCACCCGATCCTTGATCGAGAATGCTCTGAAGGGTGTTCGCCTCGGTGTTTCAAGTGTGGGCTCTTTTGCTCACTTTGTCGAGAGGCACAGGGCTACTTTCTTCCAACGGAAGGGTGTCCCTAATGAACACTACTATTGCCTCAAGGAGGCACTTGAAAATGGTTTTGATTATGAGCTGGAGACGGGGACATACTTTTGTCCCTACTGCTCTCTCCAGCGAGATTCGATAAAAGAGATGAAGAAGGCTGTCGGTAGTCTTATGCATCGGGAGTGCACGCGTGCACACCTGACTGGTTACATAGAGACCCATCGCGATGGGAAGATTGAGCAATGCTACCACAGCCCGAATGGCGCCCCTTACAAGATGGTGAGCGATGATAAGGAGGATGCCAACAAGAATGAACGGACCATAATGTTTGGTTCGATTGAGACCAAGCTCACTGGTGAGCGATTGGTTCTCCCTCAGGCAGTGACACTTAGGGAGGATGAGCCTGCAAGTCCCAAAGTGGTTTCGAAACCGATTAAGCGAACCAGGTCCCTCAACCATGTTGAGGATAAGTTAACGTGGGTGCGCAAGTGGCCAATTGGCTGCGAAATTGTTGACAAGATTGAAAACCCCATGCTTGACGGGGTTTCAGACCTGAAAATGAGTGACCCACGAGCGTATGACTTGATTCCACTCAATGTCGACAAGCGCGACAAGATTGCACTCTTCCGTGAGATCAGAACAAGCAAGAAACCCACTATGCCGCCATCACCATGTGTTGCGGCTTCGGTCAACGACTTGATTGCGGAAACTATGGCTATTGCCATGAACAATGGCATCCCCATAGAATTCATTGACAAGCGCAGAGGAAAGGTAGCTAAGCGCGGCCGTTTTTATAAAATTCATCTGAAACATGTGTACGACACTGACAACGCCCATGAGGACGATATTGAGGATGAGACGGTGCGAGCTGTGTTGTCAAGTGTAAAGTTCGGCGAAGCATTGACTGGTTTTAATGAGGGACTAGTCGCTTCAAGCATTATGAGGCCAGGGTGGAGTGGGACTATCATACGACCCCAAGACGTGATAGATCCAGAAAATTTTGACTGGGCCGACAATGGCATCTGCGTCGTGCAAGGTAGGCACTATGAGGGGTGGATCACGAATGCATTGAAAGTTTATGACGAAGATGACATCGAGGTCTATTATAGTTCCCATGCTCGCGTTTTTCTGGACACATTCAATAGTGATGTCGTCTCTGATCATGCTCCACAGAACGATGACGTTGGTCTAAAAACTGCCGCAAAGTTTCTCAAGGCGTTTTATCCCGAGATGCACCTCGGATGCAGTAAATGTTGGGATAGTTTCCACCACGAGACCATTGATCAGATACGAGCGAATCCACGATGGATGCGCATGGAAGCGTGGTTGCGAAACAGAAATTTCATGCAAACAACCCATCTCGCCAACACTCTGCGTGATTTTATGACTGGCACTAACACACCTCGCACGCTCCTTGGTCTGCTGAGTCCACTGTCAGATCCTCATCTTAATGGCATTTCAAGTGCAATAAATGAAAATTATGAAGCGTTGAATGTTCTAAGTCAGAAGCTTGACCAAATCATGCTTGAAACGCACAGTTTGCCTACAGGGAGTGCTTTGACCGAAATCAAAAATATCATTATGACTCGCATTCAGAGGCATGATGACAATTTGAAATTGGCTTTTGAGGCCGTTGAGGTCAAGATAAGAAGTTTATATGAACTGCATCCATATGTCGAACATATGGTGAGTTCAGGGCCGAAAGACTCACTTGACATCCTCCGCGATGATAATGGGCTTCCCCTGCACCACAGAGATGTCCAAGCAGTTACGCGCATCATGATGATTCCAAATGTTTCGACAACTTTGTATAAGAATGCAATGTTTGCGCTCTTGTTGAACTGGGGTCAAATTGGCCCGAAGGGGAAGGAAATGTGGACATGTGCTACGCATGTAGTAAGTAATGGTGCTGCGGATATGAGTGAATTCATCAGGTCATGCACCCACGTACGTCAGCCAACGCATGAATGCACGACGGCACTTGGAGGAAGTCAAAGTGTGGGTTGTCTTCGCACGACGAATGGAAGATTTCGAACAAGTATGATTATGCCAGCTTTGGACGGCATACGAGTGGGAAGTCTCCATCAGAGCAACTTTGTACTCATGGATTTTATGACGGCTACACGGCTGAGGGTCGTCAATGATGGTTATTGTTACATCCACGTGTTTCTCCTCATGTTACAGCATGTCCCCCAGAATCAGGTCGATTTCTTTATAAGGGACTTAGTCACTCCAGCTATCGGTAAGTTAGGAGCTTGGCCCCGCTTTAAAGATTTCTTGGTGGTTGTTCAGACTATGATTGGGAAAATTGGGAGCGTTGGTGAAGCTCCTCTTCCGGCTCTCGTGGTTGACCACACCAGGAGCGTCATGCACTTTGTTGGGCAGATGGGACTCGGTGATTACGGCTTCCACCAGATGGGCATTCCAACTGTGCGTGCATTGTTCGATGTTAGTGGCTACTTGCTGATGTCACACTTTGCGGCATACCAGGTGGGTGGTTTGACTAAAGAGATTGTCGGAGCCCTGGCGTCGCGGCGAAATTTTATTGACTTGTGCAAGAATCAACCAAACATTTTGGTCGAAGGGTTGTTACATCCTAGTGTCATACACGTCCTTTTCATTGCGGAGCAAAAGCACAACGCTTTGACTTACTGTGCGACTCGCGAAGAGAAGATAGTTCCATTGATTTCTAGGATTAATGCCCTTGGAAGACATTACGGATTGTACCAAAGTGTCGAAGAGGTTTTGCAGTGTTATATGCGTGAGGGCATGAGTTTTTATGATGTTTTGGACTCCTGTCTTGGCGGAACAGTCAGCAGTCATTTTAAGCAGGAGCTGAGCTTGAAAATGCAGAGATTTGAGGAGAGCCAAAGAATGAACACCTTAGATCGCATCATGGAAAAAAAACTCGATTTGGTCAGCGAGGAGGCAGGTATGCGAGAATCGATGCGAATGTGTTTAAAAGAGGGGCTTTCTTTCTACGATTATTGGGATTTAAAGCTTCAGCATTATGCCGCTCGGTTTCGAACCAATATCGATTTGAGCGTCACTACGTCCTACGGTGCATCATTGAGGACATGGGTTGGCAGGAAATTAAGCATGGCCACTATGTGGTCAAAAGATTGCGTCAACCGCCAGAGGACGTCGTGGACCGCTTGGTTGATTTGGAAGTTCGCTGGTAGTTTAGTCCCATACTACACGTTAGTCACAGTGTTGGTGTTCCTTGTGACTTGTATATATAAGGCCGTTGTTGTGGTTAAGCGGCTAACAGTTGGTGAAAAGGTGGAATTTCAATCTAGTAAGAGAACTTCGGGACAAGTGCCCGCCAAATTCATGGCACTTGCTGCCATAGTCACTGCTCTCTTCAACAATGATCTGAGTGACCAGTGGTATTCCTGTATGGTTAAGTTTAAGTCACTCATGTCCACTATGTTCGATGAATACGTTGTGTTTGAAGCAGGTGAGTCGGACCAGCTCGGATTGGATCCCGTGAAATTTTTGGAGATTGCACTCACACAAGATGAAACTCCCACAATGTCAGGCTTGAGGGAACACACTTTTTCTGAGTGGGCGAAGCACAAAGAGCAGACGAATACACTTGGTGTGCTTCCCTATACGTGTGGTGTTCAGATGAAGATTGATAAGAAGAATATCGAGTCGATTGCGGAGAGGATATATACATCTGAAAATCTCGACTTTATCGTAAGTGGAGGTGTGGGGTGTGGAAAGTCAACCAAATTTGTCACAGCTCTCTCAAGGAATGGCAAGGTTCTCCTCCTGGAACCCACGAGAGCTCTAGTTACAAATGTGGAGGAGGGTTTGCAGAAAGTGTGCGGCATGGATCCAACAGTGCGGATGCGATTTTATAATAAAATTGGTTCGCACCCAATTATGGTGGCAACGTACGGTTTTGCCTTGAACTGGTTTTATCATGGGTGTCAATCGATTGATGAATTCTCATTCGTGGTTTTCGATGAGTGCCATATGATCCAAAGTGACATGATAGTTTTGTACAACTTTTTGAAGGCCCGAGCACCTCATATTAAGATTGTCAAAGTTTCTGCCACTCCAATATATGGGCAATATGAGTATAAGCCGATGTGTGATGTGGAGGTTGTGGACGCGGGACGCATGGAGATCAACACATTTGTTGAGAATCAAGGGAGAGGTGTTGCGACCGACGTATCAACTAGAGGGCCTAAGATATTAGTGTTTGTTGCGAGCTACAGTGACGTCGACCACATGAGTGAGAATTTGAGGCGTAAAGGTTTCGGTGTTGTGAAGGCAGACGGGCGGACACTGAGGAACGCCCCAAAATTGTCTGAAACGATAGCAGCCTGCGACAAGCCCGTTGTTTATATTGTGGCCACGAATGCCATTGAAAATGGGGTCACTTTGGATGTTGATTGCGTCGTTGATTTTGGAGAGAAAATTGTTGGCGACGTTGATGGCGACTTGAGGTGCATCACCACAAAAAGGGTTAAAGTCAGTAAAGGTGAGAGAATTCAGCGACTAGGGCGAGTTGGTCGCTACAAACCTGGTGTGGCCATACGCTTTGGAAATATCGATAATGCTGATGATGTCGTCACCACGTTAGTTGCAACGGACGCTGCCTTGAAAAGTTTTGCATACAACGTCCCCCCCTGCCTCATAAACGTTGACACTGAGCTCATCAACACATTGACGAAAAAGCAAGTGGAAACTGCCGCCAACTTTGAGCTCGAGACGCTGTACTTAGCTCATTTTGTGCGACCTGATGGTAAAGTGCCTGCCCCAATCTTTAATGAATTCAAGGCAATGCTTCTGCGCAACTGTCAGATTGGAATTAGTGAGAAGTACAGTTGTAGCATCTTTTCTAATCGATGGCGGAAGATTCGGAATTACAAAACTGTTGGGCTTATCCGGCATGATGCCACTCCGAATGACGATGTCCCTCTGCCCTTTCACTCACACCATATCTCGGACGAGGGCGTCCATAAACTAACCGAAGCCATCAAGCGAGCAGACCCTGGTAAGTTGCGCGGTATCGCATTGCCCACTGATCAACTGTACACTGCTTACCAGAAAGTGAGTTACAGTGAAGACGCTTTACCCGGGATTTTAGCGACAATTGAGACCTTGAGAGCCAATGAGCAAATGAAATTGGATGGGATGCGCACTGCTGCTGCACCCATATGCTCCACTCAGCTGTTAAATTTTGTCACATTAAGATTTATGGCTAACCGCGAGCGTTTGGAAAGGCAGTATCAGAACAATATCGAGAGGTTGAATAACATCGAGAACACGCTTCGTAGCGTGCCAGTGGGCTCTTCCCAAGGGGAAATAATCGCTTTTCTGAATGAAAACCCGGAAGCAGCGCAATGTGTGTTGTTTGAAGGTGATGTTTCTGGCCAGATAGAAACACAAATTTTGTTGAAAAAACCGTTTGTTTTGGCCAAACTGATAGTTCCGTGCCTCATCGCGTTGGCCGCTGCAGGTGGATGGTATTTAATATCAAGGCTCAGGAGCCTTGGAGAGAAGGTTGATTTCGAAAACAACCGCTCAGTTGGAGTTGATTTCGAGGGACGAAAGAAGAACGACATCCGCTATCGGCGCGACAAGCGAAATGAAGCCTATTTTATGCACGAAGACCCAAGTGTTATCGCTGATACGTTTGGTGATGCTTATGCGGATAGAAGAGGGCGAAGCAGGAAAGGACCACAATTTACAGACCGAGGCCGTAAGAATCACCCATTCAAAAATTTTTATGATTTCGAACCAAGCATGTTTGATATCGTGAAGTTTTTTGATCCTGTATCGAAACATGTCGTCGAGAGAGATCCAAAAAGTTTGAACATGGAAGAGGTGGGTATGACTTTCGACGAGAGAGGTGCCGGCGGGTCTGCTTGGGGCCAACAGAAACCGGAGAAAATCATCGCCTATTTCATGAGGAAGGGTGATCCCACTGGATTTAAAGTCGAGATGACGGAGCATTTAGACACTCAGGTGAGCAAAAAGAACACACTGCTGCCAGTGGGGTTCCCTGGTCACAAAGGGGAGTATAGACAAACGGGTGTAGTTGCGCAAGCCTCACCTGATGAGTTTATGCACCTTAAGGACACGGAGGAGGTGCAATTCGAAAGCAATGCAGCCATCGCGCCAGCACAGAATTTTGATAGAATTCGGCCATATCTTGTGAAACTAGATCATGGAGCGGCTAAGCAGAATGGTTTTGGTTTCCGTCATTGGATTGTGCACAACGCACACTTTATCCTTGGAGACCAAGAGCAAGAGTTGAAGAAGAGCTTGATTGTGCAAAGCGCCTACGGGGTTCATGATTATAAGGATTCGCGGAAGATTCAACATAAGCATGTGGAGGGCCTCGATATTGTTTTGATGAAGACTGCAATAGATGCTCCACGGTTTAGGAGTAAACTTGAGCTTCGACCACCCGTCGAAGGGGAGAAGGCCGTTCTCATAACGCCATTTGTGAACGAGACAGGAATATCTTTTAAGCGCTCTGATCCAAGCCCGATACATCACCCAGACGGCGCTGGTTCTTTTTGGCGACATTATATAAGTACGAGAAAGGGCGATTGCGGTTCTTTATTAGTGGCGACAAAAGATCTCAAAGTGGTTGGTATGCATAGCCTGGGCCCCAGAACGGCAGCGTCATATAACTACTTTACACCAGTCACCGACGCTCTTTTGCATTTGTTGAGTCTCGACGAGGTCGAAATGAGCCTGTTCACATTTTCGCCAAAAATGATCCAATGGGGATCTCTTGAACACCTCGAACCACCAAAAGAATTTCCACTGGTGAGGATGTTGCGCGAATTTGTCACGTTTCAGAACGGAAGCTCGAATACCAAATACTGTGGCGGAAATTTGGTGGCAGTTGGTGAAGTTGATCGACCAGTCAATCACAGACATGTGATTAAAGGCGCTAGGAAGGAATATGTGCCGTTTTTATTCGATCACGCAGAACATCGATGGGCTTTAGACCATTTGAACCATAGAATGCCATCGGTTCTATCGACTGAGGCGTTTTATGCTGATCTCCTCAAATATGATCAACCAATCACAGTGGGGATGATAGATGAAGCACTGTACCTCAGAACGTTGAAGGTGATGGTTGGCATATTAAAAGATGCTGGTTTCCCGTCCAACATCGAGTATATTTGGGACGCCCAAGTCATTGCTGCCGATTTGAATCGACAATCTGCCATGGGTGCCTGTTATCATGGTAAGAAAGCAGCGTGGCTAGACGCAATAAGCGGGGAGAAATTGGAATTGGCCTTTCAAGAAAGTCTTCGGCGGATCCACGAAAAGAAGATGGGTGTGTGGACCGGTTCACTTAAGGCCGAGTTGAGACCCAAAGCTAAGGTCTTGGCTAAGAAGACTCGAGTCTTTACAGCAGCACCGATTGATGTCCTCTTTGGAGCAAAAGCACTGGTCGACAATTTCAACAACACTTTTTACGCGAATCATCTGAGAGGACCATGGACCGTTGGGATCAACAAGTTTTGTAAAGGCTGGGACCGTTTGGCCAAAAGCTTCAATCATGACTGGGTGTTCCTTGATGCAGATGGGTCACAGTTCGACAGCTCCTTAAGTCCAGTGCTGTTCCAAATGGTTTGTGAGCTTCGACACCAATTTATGGAGTCGGACGATTTTGCGGCTGGCCTGCTTGAGAATCTTTACACCCAAATTGTGTACACCCCAATTAGTACGATCGACGGGTTGGTTGTGAAGAAATTTAAGGGAAACAATAGTGGTCAGCCATCTACCGTCGTGGACAATACTCTGATCCTCATTTTTGTCATCGAGTACTGTCGCATTTTTATAAAAGAGCAGATTGGAGTTGACTTGACATTCAAATTTGTGGCTAATGGGGATGATTTGTTGATCAACTGCCCTCGCGAGGAGGCGAAAATAATCCAGAACTCCTTTCCGGAGATCATGAGCTTCATGGGGTTGAAATATTCTTTCGATGATCTGCATGAGACTATTGAAACTGTTGAATATATGTCACATAAGTTTGTCAAGCGGGGCGACATGTATATTCCCAAGTTGGACAAAGCGAGGATAACATCCATTCTGGAGTGGGAGCGTAATGAGGACTTGAGTGCTCAAATAAGTGCTTTAAACGCGGCGAGGATTGAGGCGTGGGGGTACGATGATGTTTATCGATTGTGCGACGATTTCCTCAAGAGTTTCGTTGCCGACAACCATATTGGGGACCATTTGTACATCCCTGAGGAGTTCATTGAGGCATTATACACGGGCGACTGTTCGGAGTTGATGAGCAAATTTCCAGCGGATTGGTTTGAGGGTGACAGTAAAGAGTTCGTTGAGTTCCAAATGGACAATGGAGATCCTGAGCCTATCGCTCCAGTCCTTGAGACGACGCCCGGTTATGAAGCCCCAGTAGAAAATGAAACAGCGGAGCAAACGGCCGCAAGGAATTTGCGGAACACAGCCACATTTAACGCCGCGACCGCTGATTTTAACAGAAGGCACGCTGAATGGCAAGCACGCAGAGATCGAGCTAACCAGCCGCAACAGCCACAACCAGCGCCAGCACCGGCGGGCCCGGCGGGCGTGGCACAGCAAGAAGATATACCCGCTGGACATCATGAAGGCGCTGACCTGGATGTGATTGAGTTACCTGAACAACCTCCGCGACCGATTTGGGTTCCAAGGGCTTTAGCTCAGCGGTTAACCACGCCTTCATATAGATCGTTCCTTGCTTATAACCCTGATCCTATGCTCATGAGAAATGATGTAGCGCCACAAAGTTCGGTGGAACATTGGTTCACGATGGTTCCTCGGGATCTCGGATTTCAACAGGATCAGTTCAAGGACGTCTTCCATGCTTGGTTGGTGTTTTGCATGCACTCGGGCACATCCGAAGAGATGAAGGGGCGTTCCACTTGGCAAGCAGAGGACGCTAACGGGAACATCAGGGAGTACGATATTAGACCCTTCGTAATTCATGCAGGAATGTCGCTAAGATCTCTTATGCGAAATTTTTCCCAATATTGCGAGGGTTGGATTAGGGAAAAGAATAAATATGGGCATTTCATCCCCACGTGGGCCAGAAATGGTGGGATGACGCGGAAGACGTATGCTCACGTTGGTTTTGATTTTTGGACACACCATAGTCAGACCACGAATGATGAGCTTCATATGCATGGGTTGCTCATTCAGGCCCACAGAGTTGGTGGACGCGCGCAAAACCTCGCCATGAGCCAGGTGGTGAGAGCTGAGAGAGGTGAAGTTGACTATCGCGCGGGAGATGATGTCGCTCCTGGAGTTCACAATGCGGGCGGCGCCCGATTGATGTGAGACGACCACACGAGGGCTTGGTGTTTGGCCTGAATATAATACAAACACCACCTGGCATGGAAACCTCTTGGATTGGAGATAATATACCCCCTTCCGTCACGTACGCAAGCGGGTTTTGATGATTATGAGGTTTTATAAATCTTAGTTGTGACTGTGATTTTACAAGGCCTTAGGACATAGGAGCCTGAGCCCTTTCGCACACCAATCGTGTTGAAGCGGTTGCTGTGAATCTAGTTATAATAAATAAAAAAAAAAAAAAAAAAAAAAAA